AGCAAAGCTATTGTAGATGTTCCGCCTAAAGATGTTGCGTTCATAATGACGGTGACATTTACAATAACGATATCGCCTATTTTTTTATAAAGGCAAGTTGCAGATTTTATTTTATCAATCTGAGTAGAGTACGGTGTAAGAGTAGCTGTACCAAGTTCGATATTTGACGAATCGTATTTATTCGCAAGAAGTGAATCAACCTCTGACGCAGAGTAAGATTTAGTTGGTGTGTCGCCAGATTTAGCAGTCGGAATGTACACTAAACGACCGCCAACGCCCCGACTACGGTCACCAACAGTACCATTGGCAATCTGATAGAAACTGCCCGCATAGTCACCACTACGACAACCACCGCCCGATTGGGCAATACGGTAACCGTTCAAATTTGATGCGACATAGACATAATCACCAACAGGCAACGCACTTGTTCCGCCGATTTCTGACGGCATAAACAGCCAATCATATTCCTCTGAACCATAACCCATAGCTTTGATGTAGCCATTTGCATTTGGGAGTGTAAAACCCACAGGTTTATAATTATCGGTATTTTTACTTTCAGAAAAATTAAAATCGTCAGCAATATACGGCTGACCGCCACACATAGAGCCGTCACCCCAAAGGTTGATGCCCTGAATGTGCTTAGAGATGTTACCCCACGGGTTTTCCATTCCTCTGTATGACACTGCAAGTTTTCCGCTTTCTGTATAAGCTGTTTGAGTGCCTCCGATTTCATTGACAGTTTCTTTTGCCTGACCTGTGCCATTTCCGAGGTCAGCGGTTGAGCCTGTCAGACTGGAACAGTTATACGCCGTGTTACCAGTGATGCTAACAACACCCTGTCCGATGCCTTCCTGCGTGCTCATTGCGCCGAGCTCAATCATCATAAGAAGTTGATTCGCACTTGTTGCCCAGATTGTTTCAAGGTGCCAGCCCTGACCCCTGTTCTGTGCCATTGCTTCTAGATTCGTCTTTGTTCCGATTCCCTTCCTCAATCCGCTTATAGGTTTTTTTCCTGCAACCGAGCAAAGTAAATCACCGTCCTCGTAGATGATGGATTCATTAACATTATCGTTAACGTAGGCTTTTGCAGAAACATCGTACATGCTTCCTTCATCAGCTGAGAAAAGAATGTAGCTGATTTCATTACCGTTTTCATCATAAAACGCAGGGTGTAACTTAAAACCTGTTTTTGGCTTTGAGCTTACATAATAGTTCGCCTTCCGTAGATGATAGCCGATTCCTGAATCGGTGTTTTTTTCCAATTTTAGCGGAACGACCTTATAGTAAAATGCAGGCTGATAAACCATAACCTGTCCATTACTGCCGTCTTCCGTATAGCTTTCGTCGCCGTAGTATGCCGTGATTGTGCCGTCGTCCAAAACATTACATCTTCTTCGTCCGCCGTACATCGTAAATTTATTAAAGTCTGCACCTTGTGAAAGATTGACCGCTCCTGCAAGCCGTTTGAAAGTTTTATTTTCGTAGTCGACACAAAGTCCTGCTATGTCTTCATCTGTGTAGCCGATGTATGCCTTGACATCGTCAACATCTACCTTGTCAGCTTTTTCGCCGAGCGAATTATCGGTTTCGGCTTTTGAATAAACAGAATTGACATCTGCCTTGTTTCCGAGAAGTTCGTCCGTTTCTTCCGACGAATAGAGTTCATTCGCCTTGTAATAATAAGCGTCAAGATATTCAATGCTCGGATAATTAACATTTCTGTCTGTGACGTCAGTTTTGGAAATCACCTTGTTTGAGTTATCCTCTTTGTTTTTGAGAGCGTTGTTGACATCCGTTGCGTTTGCCTTACCTGCAAGAGATGTTTCTGCCGACTGCATTCGTGCTGATAACTGACTGACCGTGCTTTGGTCAGCTTTATTAGACACAGACGAATCAATCCCGTTAAGTCTTGCGTTGAGGCTTGAGGAGCTTCCCCTTGCGGTTTCGACTTCCGATTTTATGGTGGTTAAATCTACCGTTGCGGTTTTGAGAGCCTCTTCAACAGCTGTAACTCCGTCTGTTGCCCGTTCAATCCCCTCGTCCATATGGTTGAGGTTGTCGGCAGTCAGCGGAGTTGCTGTTGAGGGAGTGTTTTCCCAGTTCATTCGTGTGTATTTGTTCAATTTTTATTCTCCTTTCGCTGTGATTTTGTCTGTGAGTGCCTGTATGCCCGTAAGCTCTCTTGCAAGCAAATAAGAGGTCACGGTTGCAGTCTGCGGAGTGCCGTCAGCGTTATAGGCATAGTTGCCGTCAGCGTCGGTTACATAATATTTAATCTGTATCATATCGCCCGGTTCAACCCACAATCTGCCGTCAAGGGTTGCCTCAATAGGCTTATAAATTTTATGGTGCAGACGCTTGCCTGTATCGCCTGAAAACAGATTTTCAAACTTATGTATCCACGCACCGCCTGCGTTATCGTTTTCCTGCCATACAAGAATGTTATCTGTCATATCATAGGTTTTACCGCTTAAAAACTTGTAGCTACGCACCTTTGCAGTTCGTGTCGCTCCGCCGATTGCAAAGTCAACAGTCCCGTATGTACCGCTTGACTTTTCATCAGCGCTGAATGCCTCGTAAAAGTCATATTTTTCTGCTTTCGCCGTATTGGTTTCGAGGTTGACAAAAACAATGTTACCGCCTTTTCGGTTATCGGGTTTAACAAAAGCAAACACACCGAGCATTTCCGCTGTATAATTAAGCAATTGACCGTAATTAACCTTTTCGGAATCATTAAGCCATACTTTGTTAAAAATTTTCATATTCTTAACAGTCAGATTCTCAGCCTTGTTGATAACCTCGTTAAGTAAACTGTCGGATAAAAAACGGGCGTCAGGTTGACCGCATAGGTTAGTGAATTTTTCAGAAACCATTGCCAACAGATTATAGATCGAAATGCCGTCAGAATTGTTATTCCAGAGCTTTTGCAGAGCGTTCGTACAATCGGTTTCATAAAGTTGTGAAATCACATCATAGGCGATTATGCTGATTTTGTTCTGATCCGTTTTATTGACCTCGGCTTTGTCAATCATACCATTAAAAATGCACCACGACTTTGTTGTCACGGCTTCGCCCGGATAGAGCGTGTCGCTTGGATATAATGAACTGCTCGGCAGTATCGGAGAGCCTGACGGAAAAGTTTGTGTTAGCTTAACTAAAATCCAACAACCGACAAGTTTTGAAACATCAAAAGTTCTGTCAACGGTGTTCAGCAGTCCAATCTTGAACTCAGAGGCAATGCAACCGCCAAACTTTAATTTGTTTTCGTCACAAATCGACTGTTTAAGGCTCATACTTTCGCTTTCAATGTTGGTTTCGGTGATGACATTAAACTTGCTGTCAGATGAAAAGATTTCGAGCTTATTTGAAATAAGCTCGTTAATAATTTTCTGCTTATGCGTACTTGAAACGGATAGCAATCTGTCACCCCCTTAATACTCAATAAAAGTGAAAGTCACGGCATTGTATATGATGTTGTTTTTGGTGATTTTCTTGACCTGATAGGTGATGTCTGGCATATAGGCGGTCATTGTGCGATATGCAAGAAGTTCATCGTCCCAATACTCGACACGGATTTTACGCTGTTGAGAGTTATCCCACGAACTATTCAAAGCACTTCTAATCGACTGCATTTGTGCAAGGGTGAGTTCATCAACGGTTGTAAACTCAATTTTCGACTTGTAATTTGGCGAAGTTGTTCGGTGCAGAAGATTGTTGCTGTCACGGTATGCCTTAATTTCGGTTCTCTGGAGCGGAGTGCCGTTGTAGTTATCCTTTGCAATAAGCTCGTGCGGAAACAGCTTACCGCTCTTAGGGAACCTTATTAAGTAACCTTTAAAATTTGCCATGTCATCATCTCCTAATCTAACGCACCGACACCGTGACGCTTTTTGACGGCATTGTTGCGTTTTACAATGTTGTTAAAAATCACTTCACCGTCAAGATTTACGGTAAGGTTAATGTCACCGCTGTCACCTGTTGAGCCTATCTCTGCCATAGCCTCAATAAGTGCCTGTTTGATAGTTGAAATTGGCGAAACAACCTCAGCCTCACGCTTGTTATCACCGAGTACGGCAAGAAATTCACCGTAATTAGCAGGTACAACCGTTCCTGTGGCAAGTCGGGGAACTGTGATGTTAGGTAAATTAACATTGCCGTTTATGCCGCCGAGTGCCTCATAAGCAATCTTTGCCGCTGTACTCATTCCGCCTGAAATAGCACTGCCGAGGCTGTTGAACGGACTAACAAAATTGTTGATAAAGCCTTCCGTTTTGCCCAAAATCGAATTAAAAGAATTTGTAAACACATTTCCCAAGCTATCCATACATACCATAAGGTGAAGTTTCATGGAATTAATACCATTAATCAATCCTTGCATAACATATACACCTGTTTTGTATGTTTTCTTTGACGGTGAATGACAGTCCACACCGTCTTTGCCGTTAAGAGCGTCAAGATATGTAGAGGCTGTTTCAAGGCCTTTTTTTCTAACATCTCCGATATATTCCTTGACACCTGTAGACATGCCAAAAACCATATTTTTGCCTGAATCCTTGGCAGCTTGTGTAAGATTATCCAAAGACTTCCATTGAGATTTTTGAACCTGTTCAGTGCTGATAAGACCTGCATTATATGCCATAAGAACCGCAGAGGCATCACTGTAATTACCGTTTACAACTGCCTGCATTCGCGCAAGGTCTGAACTGTTAAGTTCAAGCTGTGCCGCCTTTTCACAGGTTTCATCGTAACCTAAACTTGCTTCGTCAAGTTTGCTTTTCAGTTCTTCGTATTCATCTTTCAACTTTCCGTAAGAGGTGTTTGCTTTTCGGTCAACACTCTGTAATGTCCAAAAATCAGGAACATCTAAATTGAGATTATCATAGTTCCATTTTTCCTTAAATTCATCAAGAGCCTGTTGCGCTTGTTTGTACTTAACAGCCGCATCACTTACGCTCTTGTTTGATTTAATCATCGCCTTTGAATTTTCTTCCATAAGGTCAGAAATTGCACTTGAACTTGCAACCTGCTTGTACTTCAAAATAAGTTCGTCAAGTTTTGTTATGATTTCATCGGTATTACCATTTATACGAATTTTGCCTTTATCATCTTTTGATATGTACTTATCCCAGGCTTTTTCAAATTCAGGGTACTTGTCAGAAAAATACTCGCCGATAGTTTCAAGCTCTGCCTGTTCCTCAGGCGTGAGATTAGCCTTTTGCAAGAGTTCATCAAGACGCTCTTTGTAATTGTCAATAACTCCCATATCCGCGGAAGTATTATCAAGCGATTCTTTGATTTCGTCGCATAAAGTGTTGACATCTTCTTTACACCAATTAACTGCATCAACATAACCCTGCATTTCTTCTGTTGCCTGTTTAAATCCGAGCTTTTCAAGTTCTTCGTCATTTGCAAGTTTGATAGCTGTAACAAGACCCGTCAGAGCACTTGCAACGCCACCTATAACGGCGAGAACAGGGTGAGCACTCAGAACCGTAATCATACTGTCTATTGCATTTTTAATTCTGTCTATGCCTTTAGCAATAGCTTGTGCGGTTTTAAAAATCACAAGAGCAGTTCCAAAGCTTACCAAAGCTCCGGCAAGCGCCTGTAATGCGTCTGCACTTATTGAACCTACCATTTTACCCAAAAGTTCTAACGCTCCTGCAAGGGCTTCTACAAATTTCGGAACGGCTTCTTCAATTGTCCACTTTGCGAGCGGAAGAAGAATATTCTTGTATGCCTGTTTCAGCTTATCTCCGCAGGCTTTGAGCAAATCCCTGAACGCCTGTCCGAGGTCGGCAACGGTTGATACAAGCGGTGACAAATCAAGATTTTCAAGCCATTCAAGGCGAATTTCTGACATATCGCTCAAAAAGCCTGTGATATCTTCAACAATACCAAGGATTGCTTCCCAAATTTTTTTGCCCGATTCGTTTTTATCCCAAGCCTGTTTTATTTTAGTCCGCAGAGTTTTGGTGTAGTTGTTGCAGTTTTTGATAATATTCAGAATATTAGTCCAAATTCTCTCACCTGTGCCGTCATTCCACACCTTGTGAAAATCCTCTGCAACGGCATTCACAAGCTCTATAAGACTGTTCCACTTGTCAATGATTGACTGTACAACAGCGTCCCCAAGTCCTGCCTTATTCCAAGCCTTTGTAAACGCTCCCGAAATGTCACCGATGATGTCAAAAACATTTTTCAAAAGCTGTTTGATGTTTCCGATAATCCTTTCGCCTGTGCCGTTTTTCCACACTCTCTTCCACGATTCGCTGATTGAAACAAAAGCATTTTTCAGATTATTCAAGGCTCTTTTAATGCTGTCAAAAACCTTGTTTGTACGCTTTTCAATCGCTGTTGCGGCAGTATCAAGTGCGTTAACTGCGGCTTTAGAAGATTTCTTTGTGGGGCTGTTTACTACTGTGCTGTCATCTGATGAACTGTTTTCAAGGCTCATCACATTGAGCCTGTCAAAGCCTTGAAGGTTGTCTTTAATTTCCTTTGTCTTTTTCGATGTTGTGGCAAGTGCAGAGTTTGCACTCTTTGTTTCATCGGCGAGGTCTGTCATTTCAGAGCTTGCGGAATTTGCGGAATTATCGGTTGCAGATGAATAGCCGAAAACCTGTTCCGTAAAGCTTTTGAATTTTTCCGTTGCAACATCTAATTTTTCGATAAAGGAATTAAGATTTTTTAACAGCGGAGAAAACACATTGATAAGACCTTGACCGAGTGTTGCTTTCAGGCTGTCAAGTCGGAGCTGTAAAATTCTTGTCTGATTTGCCCAACTGTCCTGCGTTCGGGCAAAGTCACCCGTCGCATTTGCGAGCTGGTCTTGCACAAACTTGTAACGCAATGTTACTTTTTCGGCTTCGGTCATTTTAGCTGTGGTCTTACCGTAACCGTTTGCAAGGGCATAGCTGTCAAGCGCAGTCTGTGTCATTACGATGCCTAAATCTTTTAAAGTTTCGGTTTCGCCCGAAAATACTGATTTAAGTTTTGTATAGGCTTCGTCCTGTCTGATGTTGTAGAATGAAGCAACATCGCCTGCAAGTCCTGTCAGCGTAGTTGACATATCATAGGCTTCTTTCTCTGTAAAACCGAAAGCCTCAGCCATTGAGCCGAAAGTACCGACATACCGCTTTGCCATTGTTTCGGACAAACCAAAAGAATTAGCTGCACTTTTTGCCCACTTGTCAACCTGTTTGGTCATTGCCGGAAAAGTAACATCAACAACATTCTGCACCTCCGCAAGGTCAGAACCAAGCTCAATGCACTCTTTGCCGAAATTTGTAATTGCATAAGTGCTGAAAGCAACAGCGGCAGTCTTTGCAAAGGTCTTAAGCTGATTTTTTACCCTTTCGATTGATTTGGTAACAGTAGTATTAACCTGTGCCAAACCGCCGTTAAAACCCGATGTATCAAGTTTCGTGTCAAAATTCAGATAACCGTCAACCGCCAAATTTTCACATCCTTTCATTTAAAAATGGGCATAAAAACAGCGTACACCGTTATGATGTACGCTAATAAAATTTTGCAAAAGAACAGCCACCCCGTTTGGAGTGGCTTTTTCGTTTTATTCAATCATTGATTTCAGCTCATCCATATGCTCTGTAACACTTGCGACTTTATCAGTGCCAAGAGAATATTTAGCCAAATCTATCTCACCGCTAATCCAACGGTCATTATCAGTTGTCGGAAGATTTTCATTCTTAAGAATATAATCACCGAGGTCATTTTCAATCTCATCGAGCTTTGCTTCTGCTTCTTCGGCAGTAAGTGTTCCGTCAACATAACTCTGCATATATTGAATGGCTTTTTTTGCTGAATTGATTGCAACATTACTGTACTTAGCCACCTCAGTTGTTACCATTTCGGAAGTTTCAGCCTTTATATCGGTGTTTGAACTGCTTTCCGCTGTTGTACCGCAGCCAACAAGCGATACTGCAAAAACTGCGGTTAATGCTAACGCTATGAGTTTTTTCATCATTCATCCTCCTAAATGTTAAAACAATATAGTTTTTGCTTAATCATACACTAACATTTAGAGAATGTCAACAATATGTGATACGATACTACACTACACAAGCGAATTTATGAAGTCAAGTTCTTCTTTATCTTCTGCTGTGAATTTGGGTTTTAGGTCGATAAGTTCTTTATGTTCGCTGTAAAAATCCCGTTCGGTTTTGTCGAGCTTCTTATGCTTTGCCTTTTTGGTGCGAATTGACATAACCTGTGTAAATAAGCCGTCACCCACTTCATTGAACAAGCCTAAAAAAGTCCACCAGTGCATATAATCGACTGTGCGTGTTTCCGCTCCTGCAACCTTATTGAGAGCAGGGAAAATTATATGTCCGTCCTGTTCCCAATCAAGCACCCTGACGGGCATTTGTCGGCTTTGCGGAATATCTCCGCCGTCAAGATACCAAGTTGCCCTGTCAAGTGCCTTTTGGTAATTTTCGGGAATTTCCTTGTAAAGGCACTCGACACACACTCGGCATTTTTCAAAATCGTTCAGATCATCGTCTGCATAGGCTTTGAAAATCAGCAGAGCAACACGGAAGTCGGAATTGATTTCGTAGTTTCTGCCGTCAACCTCAAGGCTTTTCGGCAACAGTTCAAGCATTACTTTTTCACCTGTGAAGTGTATTTGCCTACTTTCTCATCGGAAATTTTCTGTGCCGATTCAAAATCCGCCTGCATAACGGGAATAAGCACTTCAAGGAAGTTTTCAAAAATCGGCTTACCGCCCGCAAGTGAAAGACAGTTAATTTCACCAAAGGCAACCGTGCAGACATCCGAACCGAAAATGTAGTTAATCTGTTCTCTGATGTCCTTGTCGCACTCGGTGATAAGCTGAATTGCGTCTGTGTTTTCAGCTTTTTCAGCGTTTTCATACTTCTTCTGAATCTGCTCAATATTCTTGACTGCCTCGTTGAGCCTTGCATGAATGCCCACATCCGCGGTATTGATACGGATTACTGCGTTTTCGTCATCGCCAATCTGATACTCCTTGTAACCTCTGTCAAAAACAAGTTTCTGCATAAATCAATCCCTCCTCAAAGATTAAACCGTTGCGGTAAAGGACGGCACTTTCTTCTCAATTGTAGCTGTACCCTGCTGTCTGTCGCCGTTGAATGCGATGTTGAACGGAATGTTCACACCGCCCTGAGCGCCGCCGTATGACTGTGGCTTTACGATACAGGTTTCAGTCCAAGCGTCGTACGGACCTGTCTTCTTATCAACAAGGACTTCAAGAATTGCAGTCTTGCAGTCATCACCTGTAAGGCGGTTCATTGCAATATCCTTAATCTTTTCATAGATTGCATCGCCTGTGTTTGCGTAATAAGTGTCTGCGTCAATTGACGGTTCATAGCCGTTATCGTTTACAACGGTTTCATCAAGAATGTTCTTGACTGTTTCTGTGTCGGGGTTGAGTTCAACGGACATATCTTCAATATCTCTGCCAATCAAAAACCACTTAGGGGTTTCGCCTGTGCCGAACGAAGCGTCAATGTAGTGCATAAGATAACTTCTTTTGAGTTTACCGATATCGGGTGTTGTTGCCATAATTAAAATTCCTCACTTTCGATTTTGTAATCTGCGGTAATCTGTAACTGATACATTACATTACCAATTAAATTGCTGTCGGGTATGTCATAAAGCATACCGTTTGAACAGGTTATTTTTGTGAGCGTACCTGCAAGCTCATTGTCGCCAACCGTTACGGTCAGCGTTTGCCCCTTTGCCTGTTTTTCAAGCCACAGCTGTAACTCGTTAATAAGTCCGCTGTTGGCAAGTCGGTCATAGTCGTTAACCGACTGATAAACAGCGTACAAGATGAATGTGTGCTGTCGCTCCTGATTGCCGAGAACATCGGATTTAATCAGTGTGTCGCCTGTCGGAGATAAGCCGTAGCTGTCGGCGTCGGGGGTTGTATAGTCAATGTGCAGAACATCGTTCAGCTTTGGAAAGCTCATCACAATGCTCTGCATAAGTTCAATTATGTTCATTCTGCCGTACCTCCTGCCACTTTAGCAGCACCCTGTAAAATCTCTTTTTTACGGTCGGCTTTCATTCGTTCAAACCACATCTTGCCGGCAAGAGGGTGCTTTGCCCGAGAATAAACAAGCATTTTACCTGTGGGGTGTTTCTTCTGTCCTTTAGGGCTGAAATAGCCCACAATAACACCGTTTTCCTTAATTGGGATATTAGGACCGTAAACCTTGCCGTAGTAGAGATACCTCGCATACGGTGTGTTCTGATGAATTTCGCCCGAGCCTATAACCGTTGAGAGGGTTGCCGACTTTTCAAGCACGCCATTTCTGAACGGTGTATAGGGTTTCATCAATCGTAAAACCGTACTGTCAACATACTTTTGCACCTTTAACACATCGGCATTTTTGCGGACTGCAAACTTTTTATCCCAGAGGAAACCTGCCGTACCGTTTTTTGACTTGATGACAAAATCGGGCGGTTGAACAATCTTCATGCAATCACCTCGCCGAAATTTTGATGTGCTGTAAATCGGTTACGCCATAAAGCTTTTCATCAATCGACATAACCGCATAGCACCTGTGTTTTTGCTTTAGCGTTTTAAGGCTCTGTGACACGCTCTGAGGGTTTGAATTATCAAAGGTAAAATTACTCTCGCCCTTAATAATAATGTCCTGTGCGCTGTTCTGAGGAGTGCAGAGCTGACCTGCAAAAAGGTTTTCGCTCGGCTTTAAAAAGTCGGGCAAAAGCCCTGCGGATTCAATCGGAATATACACCGTCACGCTGTCAGCGTTCTGCATTCCGCTTTTAAGCACATTGCGAGCCTTGTTCTCCTGCCAATGACATTCGGGAATAAAATATCGGTCATAGCCTGAGCCATTGAATCTGTAGATTGTGCAGGAGCTTTCAGGGGTAATAATCATCTGCGACCACCTCTGTACAGCAAATCGGTGTCGGCAAGATACTTGTAAATTGTGTGTCTGACAGCCTTTTTATGGGCGGTTTTACGCTCTTCTTCGGACACATAGCTTACGGATTCATCACCGACGCTTGCAGATGAAATTCCTGAATTTGCGGACTGTTTTTCATCGTTATATACAAACTCTGCAAGCTCACAACAGCAGAGTTTTACGCTTTCGGGAATATTGTTCCCGTCAACATTTTCGCCTGTGTATGCCTTAATGAGCAGGGTTGCAGAGCGTGCATAATAATCAAAGGCGGAAACAATGACCGCCTTTCTGCCACAGAGATATTCAGAGATGTAATAGCCTTCATCGGCATAAGCGGTCATAGTAACACTCCTTTAAGCCTCTACGGCTGAATGGCAGTAGATACCTGCCTTTTTATTCTCGTAAACATCGGCAATACCGACCATACGATAACCAAACTTCCAACCGTCAGAACTCTGATTAACTGACGGCTCAATAACCTTTGTGTCAAGGTGCTTTGTGAACTGAATCGGAGCAGAGCCGTGAATAATCATAAAGTTGATATTCTTGCCCGAAGTCGCCTTTTTGTAACCGCCCTTTTCCTTGCTTGAGGATGTGCCGTCAAGCTGTTCAATTGCTGTATAGAATCTTGACTGAGGAACAAGTGTGATGTCTGCAAAACGGCTGAGAACCTCCCTTGACTTTGTTGTATCGAGATCCTGCACAAGACCGTAAAGCGGTGATGTGATGAAAAGGTGTCTGTCCTCGAAAGGAACTTCATCCTCATCCATTTTTGTTGAGGCTGTGCGGAGAGCCTTTACAACCTCTTCGCCTGTTGTGAGAGTTGCACTCACGAAAGAAATACCGCTTGTACTTGCATACTTCGCAAAACGGAAAGCGTCAAGCTCGGGAACAACCTTTGTGCGGATAAACTCGCCCGAAAGTCTGCCGAATGCAATGCCTGCCGTTTCTGCATTATCCATTGTGTCAACCGTGAACATTCTGCCACGGTCAAAGTTACATTTCACGGTTTCGTTCGTAAGCTCAACATCGCCGTCAACATAACCGCTGTTGCGTGAATAGTCAGCAAGACCGTCCATTGTGAGCATCGGAATGATAAGCTCGTTTGCGTTAGCGCCCTGTGTTGCAAGGTCTGACGCACCGTCAATTTTGCTTGTGAGTGCTGACTGCTTATAGACCTCATCAAGCAACGCTGTGTACTGTTTAAAAAGTGCAATTGTGTTTGCCATAATAAAATCACCTCATAGATTTAATAAAATTATTTCTTTTCGGTAGAAAGTCCCATAGCCGCACGCATTGACGCAAGCGGATTTGAGCCTGTACCGCCGTTACCTGTATCGGTTGCACCGACAGGATTCTGAAAAGGCTCATCAGAACCGAACATATAGCCGTTTTCGGACTTAACCTGTTCGAGAGCCTTTTTGATGTCATCTGCCTGATTTTTAGATGTTTTCAGGTTTTCAAGGTCAAGCAGAGCCTTGACAGCCTTTGCATTTTTCGCACCGCTCTTTGAAACAGCGGTGTCAAGAACAGAGTTAAACTCCATATCGGCGATTTTTATCTGATACTCGTTTTCCTTTGTTTCAAGTTCGCCGTTGAGCTTTTTGATTTCGCCCTTGAGCTCGTCCACATTGACACCCTCAAACTTTTTGAGTGCAGTCTGTGCAGTTTCAAGCTGTAACTTGTAGTTGTCCCTTGATGTGCGGAGCTTTTCAACCTCTGATACAGTTTTGTAATTATCCGCAAAGGCTTTTTCAAAGTCAGCCTTTTTATCTTCGGGAACTGTAAAGCCGATTTCGGAGAGAAGTGTGTGTATATTCTTCATAGTAAATCCTTTCTGCATAGCTTGTATTCCGCTTTGCCTGCGGTAGAAATTCAGCCGTTAAACCAACGGCAGGGTAAAATAAAAGCACCTATGCAATCAAATGCAAGGGTGCTTAATCTGCTTTTTCTGTTTTAACTGCTTTGGCTCTCGGCTTTTTGGGAGCGTCAGGCTTGACCTCTTCTGCAAAACCGCCGTCAATGAGTTCCTTTGCTCTCTGCTCGGAACATTCAAAAACTTCATTCACAGGTCGGGTTACATAACCGTTCTGCCTGTCATTAAATGCTGTTGTTACTCTGATTTTCATTCTGTCACCACCTTTCTAAACCGGTCGAAATCGACGGGTTTAACTGTTAATCTTTACTCTTAAATGTAATCGGTAAAATCTGTTTAGGCAGGAAGTTAATTTCATAACGGTATTTGTCCACTTCTGCACCGCTTATGTCCTCTACAACATACATAGTTTCATCATTAAGACCTATGATATGCTTTTTGTATTCACCCTTTCCCGTTTCGCAGACAACCTCAATTTGGTTATCGTCATTATCGACCTGTAATGAAAAAGCGGCAACAAGTTCAAATGACGGCTTATCGGTTCTTGTGTTAATAACCGTAAGCCTGCGTATCACATTGAAATTGTCTGCTTCCTGCGAAACATTGTACGATACCTGCGTTGCCTCGGTACAGCCCACAGTAACCAGTACGGTTGTTGCAATCATAACTACCATAAGTACAATTGCTAAAATTCTTTTTCTCATAGTATCAAACCTTTCTTTGATTAATAATAAAAAAGCACTCTGATCTCTCAAAGTGCTGATTCGATGTGTTAAGTTTTGTCTTGGTAAGTTACAGGCAAGTTAAAGATACAACAAAACCGCCCTTTTTACGGAGCGGTTAGCTTTTGTTTCTTTGTTTTTCAAGTTCTTTAATTATTTCGTCAAGACGTTTTGAAGCTTCTTCGTTAGAACCATCTAAAACAGATTTGTTTATTTCTTCCATTCAAATAAACCTCCTTCTTGATGTTTACTTAAAAATTTATCAATAACCTTTCTGTATTCACTGTCAGAACCTGTTTTTATCCTCTTTTTTTCCATTCGTTGTAACTCTGTTAAAAGTGATAGCCTGTCGTATCCTTTCAACTTTGTTAATACTTCAATGTTGCCATCGTTTTTCACAATAGTAAATGTTTTTATACTATCATTCTTAATAAATTCGATAATATCATTTAAAGAATAACTGCTGTTTCTCGGGTGATTGTGCATAACAAATAAATCTTTGCCTTGAAGTGCTGATCCAAAATCTATTTTTTCATCAGTTCCTTTAATAGGCTCTGTAATCATTTTGGACACATCATTTTTTAATACGAAGGCAACTTCTTTATTGTCATTTTGTTCTTTTGAAATTTTCAAAAGCTCCTTGTGTTGTTTTTGAATTTCCAAACACTGCTCTTCTGTATAACCTTCAATATCAACTTTAGGAATACAACTGATAGCTTTATCGGTTATCGGAGTAATAGGCTTTTTACTTTTCTCTTTTATTATACCACTTTTACCCGATTTTGCAACATTTTCAGCGGTGATTTTATTGACACTCTCTGCCTTTTTCGGGAGTTTTGAGCCTAAAGCATTTTTGCCGTCAACGGTTATTCTTTCCCATTGCTGTGGGAGGTTCATTGCTTTTGAAAACTTTACATATTCGTCCTGCCTTTGAAAGTATCTGACCTTTGCGCCTGTGATTGTGTCGTCATCGGCACCGCCCTGTGTGAGCAGTTCAATCTTCTGTCGGTCGGCACGCATTGCAGTTTCAAGCTGTCTTTGCCTCTGCTGTGCCTCATATGCCGTGTACTGTCTGCCGTTGTATTCTTTCGGGGTATTCTCTTCCTCGTTCATACGGTCAAGTTCTTCTTCGCTGTATGTCGGGGTATCAATGCCCTTGATGAACGGCGAATAGCTGTGGTAGCAGTTCGCACCGCAAAGACCTGTGACCGTTCCCAATCCACAGACTGTTTCAAGCTCCTTTTTGCTGTACACTCTGCCCTGCCACACCTGATGTGTCGGTCTTGCACCACGGTGATAGCTGACCTCGAAATATTCCGTGCCGAGCTGTTCGGCGTTGTCCTCGTTGACCTTTGCAACCACCTGATTAAAGCCTGTCATCAACGCCCTGCGTGCCGCCACATCAACACGATTGCTCCAACCACTTGCATAATCGACGGTACGCAATCCGCTGTCGGTCATAGCTTTAACCGCTCTTTTAAGGACTGTGTTATAATCAACCGCACCGCTTGCAATCTGCATAAGTCCGTTGTCAAGAGTGCGTTGGTAAAAGTCCGCAAGCGGAGTAAATGACAGCGTATTGTCGGCATTTCTCTCGGCGAATCCAAGTGAGCCTGTAATGTTCCTGTACTCCGATTTTGTCTGATTTTTGACCGCCTTTACAAGCTGTTGCAGTTGCTCGTTTTCCGCATAAGGAATATACTCTTTGTCCTTGCTTGTATAAAGCTCCTCATTTCTTGCATATCCCGATTTCACGACTTCGTCATAGATTCTGTCGATTTCATTGTCAGACACATCGAGCGTGCTTTGAATAAGGCTGTCTATTTCATCCTTGCTCACGCCCAATTCATACAAGCGGTTTATCTGCCAATCGGCGGCAGAGGTTATCTCCTCACCGTTGGCTTTCAAACGCTCCGTAAGGTCGGACATAATATTTAACTGTAAACTGCGGTACAACTGTTCCATAGCCGAGGGCAAAGCCTCAATTTCAGTCGGAGTGAACATTATTCGATAACCTCAGAGGACTGCGGAAGATTCTTTTTCGCGGTCTTTTCATCCTCTCCATACCACTTCATACGGTACTCATCAGGTCGCATAATACCAAGGTTCAAGTCCTGAATATCCTGCTTGCGTTCGGTTTCTTCATCGGTCAGAATACTGTCCTTGAAATCGCATACAAACGAATAACCGCTTGTTGTCAGCGAATTGTAAAAGGCAAGAGCATACACCAAGTCATCAAGGCAATAGCGAAGCTGTTTCTGAATTGCCGACACGGTGTTGTACTTTCTGTCCTTTGCCGAATTAATCTCCGTAGCAGTCTTTGCAACTGTTTCGGGGTTTGAAAGGTCACCGTATGCAAGACCGACCGCAAATTCAATCATACGCAGATATGTATTCAAGCCGTCCGTAATGTCGGACTGTCGGAACGCAGGCGAAAAGTCCTTGAACAGTTCTTCGTCGTCCAAATCCACATCAACGGCACGGTACAAACGCCTGTTAAGTCTGTCGGCTTTGCCGTCCTTTAATGCGGCAGAATCAACATGAATCGCACGCTCACCGCTTTCAAATTCCCAGTCAAGCCGTCCGAATTGCATATCGGCTTTCTGAATGATTTCAAGTCCGCTGTCAAAAATCGACATACCGCATGATGAGCCGTCAACCGTGTTTTTAATCGGCACCCTGAAATAACCGAACGCAGGTCTTTTCATATCGGGATATGTAATCGCAGGCGGTAAGTCTGCCCATTCCTCAATCACACCGAGGGGAATTTCCGTTCCGAGAACTTCGGGAGATGCCGAGCGATAAGCCGTATTCGTAATTGTCAAGCCTTTATCCTTGTCAAGGCTGTGAAATTCAAGCCTTGTGTAGTAATTGTCGCCGATTTTCTTAAATTCGGGGAAGATGACCTTTACAAGCCTGTGCTTTGCGTCAAACTCAATCGGCACAAAAGCATTTGCCGAGATATATTGTACCCTGTCACCGCCCAAAGGCTTGATGACCATTGCACCTGTTGCAAGACCTGACTGTAACTCCGAATTAAGCTCCTCGGTTGCAGTTGAGAACAATTTTGACAGCGTTTCATTTGAGATGTTCACCGTCATTTCGTTAAGCGTAATGTTAGCAAACTCTCTTGTAATCGACTGTTCAAGCCTCAAACTGATTACATTTTCATCAAGCCACGGAGCTTTGCCGACATAACAGTTTTGCCATATGCCGATAGCCTTTTGCATTTCTGCTGTAATCGCAAGCCGTAAATTAAGCGCCTGTCGAATATTTTCAAGCGGAAACATTCGCCTCCACACTCCTTTCAAAAAATCTATAAGTCCCATTATTCACCTCTGCGTTTCCATACTCTGTTCATTGCATATCTGACAGCGTCAATATGGTGGTTGTCCTTATCGGGATAACCGCTGATAACATTGCCGTCCTTATCACGCTCGTATTCATAGTCGAGAAACTCCTGTGCAGTATGCGGACAGCGTGTGTTATCAATCACAATCTCCCGTAAAGACTGCAACCACTTCATCGAGTAAACAACCGAACCGGGTCCTTTTTCTGCCGAACGAGCCATTAAACCGTCAGCCCTGTAATCGCCGACTGACTTTTGTTCTGCACTGTCGCAAGTAATCAAATCATTGCTTGTAACTCCGTGCTTAGTTCTGAGCAATTCGGCTGTTTCCCTGTTGCTTTTTTTGTTGCAATGTTCCTCGTCAAAAATAATGAGCTTGTGTTGACTTGGAATATAAGTCATACAATCATAGGCAAACGGATCAGGATACCAGCCCCAGTCAACTCCTCTGTAAAATCTGTCAAAGGTCTGAATTTCGTCATCTGTGACCTCACGAATAACAACATTATCAAATACATTGCCGCCTGTGCCGTTAGCAATGCCCATATACTCGTTTTCATAGGCGGTAGGGTTTGTTTCTTTCAGGAACTCTGCATCATCTATAAACGGCTTTCCGAGCCATTTTGACGGTACTGTAAGGTATGTACTCTCAATAACAAGCCTGTCTTGACGGGGAATTTTAATATACTTGTTTGCCCAGTTCTGTGCAGATTTCGGAGGGTTGAACGATTTAAATTTAAAAGCCGTGTCACCGCCACGAATCACCGACTGTTCAATCTTTCTGACAGCTTCCTCGCCCGTGAACTGGTCAAGTTCTTCAAGCCACACAACGCCGATATAGCCGAACGGTACTTTGATTGATTTAATCTTGCCCGGATCATCTGCTCCACGGAAGTATATTTTCTGCCCTGTGCTTACCCTCGTGATTTCGAGAGGTGACACGGTGCAGTTAAACTCGCTTTCAAGACCGAGAGCAGAGATTGACCACAAAATCTGCTGATACACCGAACTGCGCAGAGTGTCGGCTACCTGACGAAAAATACAGGCGTGCATATCCTCGTTCTTCATAAGCAAATCAATAACATTCAGACTGACGAAAGACGATTTTGTTGAACCTCTTCCGCCGGGGAAAACATATTCCGAATGTTCTTTACCCTCAATATCAAAAAGCACCGACGAAAACGACGGTGCAACCATATTAGCCGGTATTCCTTTGTACTCCGAACCGTCACTCTTTGGCGGTTCAGCCTTTTTGCGTTCAATGTCGAGATAGGCATTGTCAAGCTTTATTTTATGATTTTCAAAAACATTGTCACGGATAATATTTCTTAATTCTTTAATGGAATTAACATCACCTGTTTTAGCCTTTTTGAGAAGTGCCGCATTTACAACGAGCAAATTATTGACCAAATCTTCGTCAATCTCATCAACATTAATTCCCATATCAATAAGCATTTCCCAGTCGGCAGGAGTGTTCGCAGGCAACGAAAGTAACATATCCATAACCTGTTTCATACTCTTTTTACGGCGGCGTGACTTGCCCGAAGCCTTACCGCCCTTTGCTCCGTTTTTCACGGCTTCATCACGGCTTTGGTCAGATGTAAACGGTATTAAATTTTTCTCATTGGGCAATCACCTCACCTCTTTTATCTGATTTTCCCTCACAACACAAAACCGCCCTCGGGGTGAGAGCGGTCTGTGCAATTTTTATCTTAGGAGAGTTTCGCATATGTCCTGTTTGTCAAACTTTCATAATACCATTATACGCAGGGTGAGGGTGACATTCAATGACATTCCAAAATAATTTTACGAGAAATCGAACTTTTTTCGGAACGCCTGTAACGCTTCGCCGTGCAATCTCAGGGTATGCCTTACGCTCATTTCCATACTCTCGGCAATATCTTCCCACCTCTGACAATTTATGTAATACTCGGTCAAAATTGCAATGTAACGGTAATCGTCAAGTGCGTTAATTTTACTGCGGATTTCAGTTTTCAACCGCACAAGATTGTCAATTTCCCGATTAATTTCAGCCTGAAGGTCTGCAATTTTGTCCACAATCCGCATAGGATCCTTCACTCCCGATGTCTTAACAGGCTCGTTCTGCTTAACCGATACCTGTGCAATATTCAGCCTAAGTTTCGACAGCTCGTGTTCTTTCGTTCTGATTAATTTGTCTGAAACCCTGACCGAATATAAATAATCTTTAACCGTCAATCCATATCCACCTCACTTTCAAGCCATTTTCTAATAATTTCTTCATTTTCAAGACAAGGAGCATCACAATTTTCACAATAACCGCAAACATTGTTATTTAATGTATCAAGCATAATATCAAGCATAAAATGTGTCATTTGCTCTTTGCTCATTGATTTGATTTTTTCAAAGTTAGTCATTTTGTCTGTTCTCCTTTATCAAACAACATCTTTTATATTTTTTTCCGCTTCCACAAGGACAAGGTGCGTTCCTATGACTATTCTCAGGTGGGTGATATGTAACGGTAGCGAGAAAAGATAGATTACAATCTTGTGTATAATACTCACATATGTCAGCAGGCTCTTTAGTTATATGGGCTTTCATTCTTGCTCCCCCTTTCTTGCTCATTCCATAATTTCAAAATCTCGTGATATTCTTCATCGTTTAAGTTAAGTCCTGTTTTTACATATACGCAATCAACGCAATAACTTGAGTATTGCAATCCGCATTTTTTACAAGGCATTGTTTTTACACTCCTTTAATGCCTGTTCAGCTTCGGATTTTGTATAAACTTTTATGAACCAATCATAAAAACAGCGTAATATAGGATTTGCCACAATATGATTTTCATCTTCTGATAAATTATTATCGTTTACAAAAACAAGATATGTACCTTTTTCATCACAACCGTAAAGTGTTGCCTTATGAAAATGTTTTCCCCTGTCAGGAGTTACAAATACCTCACTTCCAATCTTGTACGGAAGATGAATGAGCTTTCCTTCGCTTTCTTCCTGTTCATATTCAAACAGTTTTTCACGGACATCTCTGTCACCGACAAATTTTCCGTTAATTCGTTCATCAGATGTATGTGTATCACCAAATTCATCTTTCCAAATCAGTCTTTTACTTGCCATTGTCACCCCTCCTGTTCCAAGCCTTAATTGCTTGTTCTTTTGCTAAGTTATAGCCATTTTCTTCAAATTTGTGTGTTGCAAAATTTATCCTTGATACACCAATAACGCTTGCGGAACAATTTTTACAAATTACCAATGCTTCAAAAGTTCCAAATGTTGTAGGTTTGCCCTCTTTCAAAAACGCTTCATCACCACAAAATGGACAACCCTTCTGTAAGTTTAAAATTGGTTTTTTCTCTTTACTCATTTAATTCACCTCTTTCTTCCGTAAGTACATATCCAGCCTAACTGCACTTCTTTCACATACGGACATCTTTTGCAGCAATAAACACATATGTACAAACCTTTTTCAGAGTACGGGCATTTCCGTATGCTACACGGATGATATTCGTGTTTACACTTTCGACAAACCTGCAATTTCATAATCAATCACCCAATTGCAGATATTTTTCAATTGTCTGCTTTGCTGAT